AATAACTGTATTTTTGTGTTCTTCAAAAAAATTCTTCTTAAAGTAATTTTTGAAATTGGTACCCCTTGCCCTTTTCACGCGAGATTTCAAAATTTTTTCCGGAGTCATGCCCACATGCCCGTTCGCCATTCAAGAAAATTTCGCAAAAATTGACCGGGGGGTATTACCAACGCTCCCGGCTCGCAAGTTTCTTTTTTCTTTTGAACTTGTGAGGCACTCTGCCATGTCTGATGTTGTGACAACGAACGCACAGACTAATAAGATTGTCATTGTCCAATGCAAGCTCCGGATGCTCCTTCAGTTCCTGTATGTGATGTACCTGCTCCGCCCTTGCTATCTTCTTTTCTTTCTCCGGCAGCCATTTTCCTTCTGCCACAGCCTTTTGGATTCTTGCCCTGCAGTCCTGACACTCAAAGCGATCCCGCTTTAATATCTCTATTCTTTTAGTTTGCCATGCCTTACTGTCATAAAACTTCTTTGCTTCTGTATCTGTCATTATTCCAAAATAAAAAGGACCGGCCCTTTTGCCAATCCTTTATGCTTACACTATATCACACATCAAACGGACAAAACGGACAACTTTATTTATTTCCTTTCTGAGACTGCTGCAGATATCTGTCATGTTGCTTGCGCGCACTGTCGGCTGTAATGCCTATCTTCTGTGCCACTGTGTTCCAAGAATAGCACCTGACATGACGATACAACATAATCTGTCGAACGACTGTGTCGTCTATTGATATAATCCATGAGATAATTCTGTCCTGCTGCTGATTGAGCTTTCTCTTCTTGGCTTCAATCAGCTCTCTTACACTCACAGCCTTAATTGCCAAGTCTGCCATCTGGTCACTGCTTCCAGTTCCCGGAGTGAATGGCAAGCCTGTAATCTGCATTGCTTTTCCTTCCGCTTTGCTTTCAATCAGCTCCAGTTGTTCTTCCCACATCTTGATTTCTTTTTTGATATAATATACGCTTGTTAATTCTTTCTTCGTCATTTGTCACTCCTCAATTCCGAACCATGCGAGCATAGATATAAAACGCTGCATTGATACCATTGTACCTAACCTCTGCATCCAGGAACTTGTATCCCGGATATTCTTTGATGAGTTCTGTCTCTAATACTGTGTGGTCTTTGGCCATCTTCTCAACACGGCGCTTCTTGAACTTGCTATAGCTCTTTGTCGGCTCCGGTGGCTTCTTTAAGTTTCTTGAGCTCACCCACCGCTTAGTACCGTGTGGATTTCTTGATATATATTCTCCTAAACCTGTGATGAGAAAATCATCATCAGGTGATATTCTTCGTGTGTTTGGTCTGTCGCATTTCTTCCAGAGCGATTCCAGCTCGTCTCTGTCCATGCCGTCTCCGGTCATGAGAATGTGAAAGTGTGGTCTCACATATCCATCAAATGCGAGCACGTATATGTACTTGATATTTTCCAGTCCTTTTCTTTTTCTCCGGTAATTTATCTTTGCTATAAAATTCTTGATATCTTTTCTCGCTCTCTCTTCGTCTGCCGGAAGCTTGTCATCATTCCACCCGAACGTGCACCACAGGTCACCTTTTCCAAAGTTGATATTCCCGAGCCTTATAAGATACCGCCTTGCATTTTTATCGTTTAAGTTTTTTTGAGCTTTGCTTGATGGTCTCTTTTTGGTCTTCGGCATGTCACTGAGCCTTGGGTAGCTTGGGTATATCTGGGCTTCAAGGAGAGTGGTCTGTGACTTTATGTTGGTGCACTTCGTGGTGGCTGTTCTGTACAGGCAGTTTACCTTGCCCTCTTTGAGAAGCTTCTCAAGCCTCTCCTCCTCGGTGTCATCTATGTATTTTTTGAAAGCCTCTTCGTAGTCGTAGTTGTCGTATCTTCTCATACTGTGTACTCTTAAATATAAAAATCCCTCATTTGTTAATACCCATTACGAGGACGGTAAAGAATTTTTACCTATATATTATGGGTTTACTGCTGCCTCTGTGCCGCTCTTATCTTTCTGTTGTATTCAGCCTGATACAGCAGCTTTTTGTCCGTTGTTAGAACGACTCGTTTAAGAGTTGTCTCATACTTTTTCAATTTCTCGCACGTTTGTTCCCAATCTTTCCATATTGTATCGGTTATGTTTCTTTTCATGGTTTTTCCTTTCCTCTATATATGTAGAGACACAGCCTGCTTGTGCAAGCTGTGTACACATGTCTTGTAATATTTGCAGGTCGGTGTGCAGTCGATAGAATCAAATTTACATTTTTGGGGTTTTATCGGTTTCATACCACTCAGTGTTCTGCTCTTCAACTGCTGCCTCCTTTAGTTCATATCCCATGCACTTTACCGGTCTGCTTGGTTTACCGCATTTTTCGTAGTACTTACAGTTTATGCATTCATTTCTGTTCATTTTGTTGTTCCTTTTCTTCCTGAATCTTATCGTATTCTCTAATCAATAGCAGTCCTATCACAAACTCTGTTGTTCCGATCAGGACAATCGTTGAGAGAATTCCATATACTATAAAATCTATTCCTGACATATTATTTCTCACTTTCTAATAACTCTGGATTGTCAAATATATTGCCGATAACTTCTACACATTTTCTTTCTTCCGTATAAAATCCTAAGTTACAGTAATTAGCCCCACTTTTCTTATTGCTTACATAACTGTAATCCAATGTCCAGTCCCCATTGCAATATTTTACAATCTCTGGATATTGTTCTTTTCTATCGCAAATATCATTCTCCCAAATCATATTACCGTTTTTATCTTTTAAGCCAGTACATTGGCAGAGGGTAGATACATCTACCTCAATCATATTAGGTACATCATTAGTCATGCCCCAAAGAATATAACCATTTTCCCATATCTGATAGTAATAGCCCTGCACCCATTTTCCATTGTCAACTCTCTTCGCTTTGAATAAATATCTATCGTTCATCTAATTTTCTCCTTTCGGTTTTTCACACAGCTCAAACTCGATAACCCACACCCACGGATTCGCATTCCATCCATAGCGGTCAAGGTCGGATTTCTTGATGGTGCTGTTCCATAATTCCCTGCCAAACAGCTCTCCCATAGTCATATCACAATATTTAATGGGGCTCGTACACGGACCATCTAAATCACAAGTATGTCCATCTGCTGATATTCTGGTTAAGCATGGTATTGTAAATCTAAAACCTTCATTCCACGCTCCATCTTCGTCAATCTCCTGTAACCGCTCCACTCTCACATCCGTAACCTTTAACCAGATGCGTGCAGCTTCTTTCGGCATGTGGATGGATGGGTGCCAGGTGTCGGCTGATGGATATTCATTATCCTCACATGAAGCACGGTACATGTAACATCCATATTCTTTTTTCTCACTATGATATATATGGTCGGTGCATGCTCCCTGTTCAGTATCCATTCCACAATCCCAACAAGGACACCATGCAAATGTCTCTCTGACATACAGGATATCGCCCGGCTGATATGGCGGTTCCAATGGGTTATCAAACATACTTTCGTTTTCATCGTATTCGTAGATTCCTGCGAATGAGCCATCTATTCTTCTTGTTACATAAAAACCACAAGCATCCTTTCGTCTTGTTTTTATCAAGCGTCTCGTACAACTCTTTCTTCCATCTAAAATTGCCCGGACCATTTCCGTATTGAATAAAATCCGTTTAATTGCCATCTACCCCACCGCCTTTCACGATACGCATAACCGTCTGATATAGCGCAGCATTTCTTCCAACCAGCTTTGTTATGTATGTATCCAACTGCTCAACAACTGCATCCACATCATAGGCGGTCGGTTGTTCATCAATAACATTCATGATTTCCATCGAATCAATACAGTCAGAAAAATCTACATTTTCGAGTTTATCTGCATTAATCAGTCTCATCGTTCACCCTCCTGTTCCATGCTTTTATTTCTGCTCTCTCTGCGTCATTATAAGAACCCGCCCATTTTCCCCCGCTTCTTCCGTGACAATTGTTGCAGATAATCTGCGCCCAAAATCCTTTATCTTCTCCCGGAATCCGTTCATAATTTATTTCAGCTTTTCCACCACAAAACGGGCATGGCTTTAATTCTTCATTCATCGTCTTTCCTCTTAACATTAGGTAAAGGGAGCTGGGTAAGGGCTCCCTTGTGTAAATGGCTTACAAATCAGTTTTCGTGATATAAATTAATTCGCATGCCCGGTTTCTTTCGCATTTCTGCAGGTGTTTCAACCTATAACTCGTAGTGTGGTGTCTCTATCCAGTAGAAATCCACTCCTGAGAGGAGTCTTAAGACCTCAAGCTCCGGCTTGTAGGCAGGATTCGTGAAGCATATTCCGACTGCCATCTCGTCGTTGTATGAGATAAGCCAGTCACCATGCACGGCAAAGGTGCTTGGTGGATTTTCGTTTTCACGGCACTTGTCCGGGTTGACTATTGCCAAGCGTGCATCATTGATGAGACGCGCCCCGCCCGGTGTTTTAACTACCGACATCATGTTATCGTTCTGCATGATTTTAATTGGTGAAATAAAGGCTTCCTTCGTGTCCTTTGCCATATCCCACAGGAGAGGTTTTCTTTCGGTCTCAAACTGTGGGTCGTGTCCTTTCTGGTATGTCATGAACTCGCCCTTTTCCGGTGCAAGACCGCAGATTTTGATTACGGTACCTAAAAATTCTTTTGTGATTTTTTCTTTGTCAACTTCTATCATCCATCCTGTACCGTTCAGGATGTACATACCTTTGTCTGTGAGTCCAAACTTGACGCCCCACGTTTTGTAATCAGCTTTTAAAATTTTTTCTAATTTTGCGCAATCTATAAACATTTTTCTGCCTCCTAACTTTGTGCTTTTCCATATCTATCAACTTCGCCTCTGAGCCATTGACTGATTTTCTCCGGGAAAATTAAATCTGATGCCAATAAGTGGCCGCTGTGATGCTCCTCTGCTATGTAATCAGCCAATTTCGCCACCGTAAGAGTGTTCATATATTCTCTTCTTGTCATGCATACTTCTGCGACTTCTGTCTCCGGCTTTTCGTTCTCTATCTCCGGCTCATTTTCCTCTATACTTTGGGCTTCATTTTCTTCCTTTTCGATGCTCTCAGGCTCTGATTTTTCAAGGATTTGCGGGGATTTTTGCGCCGGCGCAATTTGTTCTGCAAGGCTCTTTTCTCCTGTCTGTTCCTCGGCCCTGTCTGCAGGCTCTCTATTATCCTCTCTGCAGTCTGTATCTCCGTCGGTGGAATCATCCTTTTGCTCTTCTCCTGCTCCAGGAGCCGGCTCATTATCTGCCACGCTTCCCGATTCAGTCTCTTCGACCTCATCAGTGCCAGCTTCTCCAACTGCTGCATCGTCATCCTCTGACTCAGGAGTTTCTGCTGTAGTATGCTCTCCTGTTGGCTCATTTTCCTGTGTTTCATCGTCTCCTCCAAAATGATTCTGCCACGTTCTGGCGCCTGCTGCGTCCTCATCAAAGATAGAGCACATAAGCTTGTAAAATTCCCACCATGACATATTTTTTGGTGTGTCTCCAAACTTCTTGATTGTGACGCGATTCTCGTACATCATCATAAAGTAAAGACCTTTTTTGAATGAACGGTTTCCGGCCGGATTTACAATTTCTGCAAATCGGCTCATTGACTCCTCATCAAACTCGTTTGAGTACACCTCATTGAGGATATCCTTGTTGTCCTCAAAGAATTTCTCTATTAGCTGGCTTGTGTCATCTGCCACACCCGCTGCAGGCTCGGTCTTGTTGAATCTCTTTAGCTCTCTTATGTCCTCTCTTGATGCCTCAGGCTGTATCATCTGCCTGTCAGAGTCGGGGAGCTTGAGCATTTCCTCAAGCTGGCTTCTTCCAAGGTCCGTATACTCCGGCCTCAAGTGTTCCGAATATCCATCAATCGAGTATTCGCGGTTGATGCTCATAAATCGGCTTGTGGTGGATGCCTCAAGTCCGTACTCAGCCTTAGCAAATTCTGCTATACTCTTGTAGCCGTCATTCTCATAAAGCCTTTGGTCGTCAATCTGTCTGAGCGCATAGCCTATTCTCACGAAGCTCTGCTTCACTCCTATAAGCTCCTGCCTCAGTTTCTGCTTCATTTGCACCCAGTCATCGAGTGTCATCTGCACGTATTCCATATATCTTCCTCTTTTCTGTCTTCTCCGAACCTTTCCCTGCCTATCCGGTTGTACTCATTAAATATCTTCTGAAACTCCTCGTCCCATCTTTCTCCGTGACCTGCTCCCTCGCCTGCTGCTACATGAGCCAGTTCATGTGCGAATATCTCCGTTGCATCCGTGATGCTCAATTCTGCGCTGATTGCGATGACTGGTATTTCTCCTTTGTTGAACTGCGTGAACCCGAACGCTTGATTTCCTTCATTGTCTTTTATGTCCGGCTCAATGCAGGCTTTGTATTTCTTGTCTGGATAGAGTCCCCGAAAAGCCTCATCCAGAATCGTGAATGGTGAATTTATAAAAATCATGTTTTTCTCCTATGCTATAGCCATTGCCGGCATATCTGCTGTCCTCAGTGTTCCTGTCACAAGCATTCGTATGTAAGCGTTGAGCCACTTCTGTATATTCTCCTGGTCAGGCTTCTTATCATGAGCTCCGTACCATTGCAGTATGTTCGGCACTTCGGAATCAATCTCGACAGTGACATATTGCATATTCGGTGTGTCCTTGAACCTCAGAAAAAGTATGTACGTTTCTCCCCGATTGTGTTTTCCTAAGTAGTTATCTCCTCCGACACAATGATGAAGTACTCGTCCCTCTGTTACTATTTCCTCTGCTGACTTTGCCGGTCTGATGATGTATGTATCATCCTCGTAATAATATTTTTTTCTCAACTTCCTGTAGCTGTGTCGAATGTTCGGGAAGCGCGCCGCAACATCCTTCAAATGCTTGTCCAGTTTTTCCTTATTGACCTCTTCCACCATCTTTTCGTGGGCTTCATCCAGGTCACGTGGGAACTGATATACTGTGTTGGTCAGGTCATAGCCTCTGTCTTCTCTCATGCTCAGGTAGTCAGCGTATGTAGAGGCCATGTGTCTGATTCTGTATACCGATCGACTGCAGCCTCCGTAATCACAGCATGCATATTTCTTTATGCGGTTTAAAAATTTCTGCAATGTCATGTATTTCTCTGCGAGCACGACCTGTGTGTATGTGAGTCCGGTTTCTGTCAGCTGCTGCACCTGTTCATCTGTCCAGTTCTCCATGGCTCTCTTTTCCATCTGCAGAACCCTCAGCAGACCTATATCTCCTTTTTCCTTGATAAGCAGCTTAAGCTTTTCCTTTCTGATGCCGAGAAACTCATCCGGTCTTGTTGCTGTTTCGTCTTTGATGATTCCATACTGGCATTTGACAAGCCTCTCAGCTACTCCTATCAGGTGCATCTTCACAAGCATTTCAAGCTGTGGTGTACGCATGTAGCACTCAAGGTACTCAACCGGATTGCATACGCTCATGAGACTGTTTGTGTATTCCTTCATAGCACTGTATTGAAACATGGTCCCTGTCATCTCATCATATGTCTCCGGCAGGATTGGCCCGGAATTGATTCTGATGCTTGACAAGCCATACAGATTGCAATCATCCCAAAAGTCTTTTCCTACATACGGATCATGCTTGTTGTAGTCAACCTGCACCTTTTTGCCGGGTTCGAAATATGCCCTTGCCAGTTCAACCCCCGACAGCTTTTCATATGCGTTGTACATTTCATTGCCGTTTTCGCCTGCAATGAAGCCGAGTGTCCACTCTTTCTCTACTTGTATGTATCTCATAACAAAACCATTGTCCTTATATTTCTGGCCAAGAAACAGATACCGGGTTTTTCTGATGCTGCCTTTTACTTTTCCTTTGCACTTGTACTGTCCGCGTGCACCACACATAGGACATGTGCCGAAGCTGTTCTCTCGCGGCTCTTCTATGTTTCTCTCAAACTGGTCCTCGTATGCTCCACTGCTTTTCCATCTTGCAGTGGTCACACCGCCACACTTACTGCAGGCTATGTCAGCCCAGCTTCCATGCTTCTTGTAGTACAAAAAGTGTTCATCACGGAAATATACGTGATCAGCTCTGTACAGTATTGCTTTTTCGGGGAGCTCTTTGGTGTTTGCCTGTCTGTCCTTCAGCGCTTCCTGGCGTCTCTTGTACTTGCGCTCTACTCTTTTTGTTCTTTCTTTTGATGTGATGTCGCCCTCATATTCAGCTATGTGCCCCCACCAACGAGTATCGTTGTATATCTCTGTGCCGCAAAAGCTCTTTATTCTTGCAAGGTCTTCCGGGCTCTGCAGGATATTCTCGTCTGCCAGGCTTTTCGCGGTATATGTGTGTGTTTCTGTCCATATAGGGCTGTAAACTGAAAGCTGCTGGCGCGTCCATATCTGTTTGTCCGGCCAGTATGTACCGAAGTCCTTCTTGGTGAGTGTGATTCTCACCACAGGAATCTTTTTTGACTCCTTTTTATTTTCGTACACCTCAAGGAGCAGGTGCCTTTGATGTCCTATGTTCTTGATTGCGGTAACACCAATGTACTTCACGGATTTTATTCTGCTTATTTTTTTGAGTCCTAGGTATGGTATTTTTTCTATCGTCTTCTCTTTCATCTGCAGCGCCTACCTTCCCATGTAGTAGTCAGTAATTATCTTCTTGGCTCTTGCCATGCCCGGGATGCCGAGCGTGACTCTGCTCGCTGATACACCTGCTGCCTTGATGATATCCTTGTCCACTGCCTGCTGATTCTTGAAGGACCACATCAGGATAGCGGCTATACAGCCCTTCAATGTCTTACCTTTCTTTCTGACATTGTGAGCTAAGAGCTCATTCTCCATGCACTGGCCTCTTAGGTATTCCACCCAGTCCTCCATGATTTCCTTTGGCTTAAGCTCTGCTGCCTCGACATCAATCTTGCCGAGTGCCGCCGTGAGCTTATCGCACAGCTCCGGGATTTCACCATGCGTGTATAGGTCCACGAAATCGGCCTGTATTCCATTTTCTTTTGCCACTACCTTGAGGGATTCTATATCACCCTCGTTAAGCAGGTTTTCAGCGAGCTCGTTAATCTCACTGAACGAATCAAATTCTCCAAACTTATCAAACATATGGTTTCTCCTTTTTTAAAAAACTCCATTTATCGTATTTTCGCTCTGTATCTGTAAAATCCGGATAAAACTCATCCAGATATGCTCTGAACATGCCGAGCATCTCTTTTCTGTTTCCACTGCTGCCATTGTCCATCATATGATGGTGGTACCGGCATCCGACTGCTCCGTTCTGTCTGATGCCAAGTCCCATGGATGAGCGTGGTATGTAGTGCATGATGTCTGTTATATCCATCTCAGGAACTGCTGTCGGTGGCATCTCATAGCCTATCTGGCAGAATATGCACCGATAATTGTCACGCTCTCTTATGGCAGTGCGCTCTTTTTGTGAAAATTCAAGATATTTTGTATATTTAGGCATATGGATTTTTCCTCTTAATGTGTTATAATATTTTTATGGTTTTTTCTTTTTATTGTTATTTTTTCACGCAGAGTCCGGTCAGGAAATCAGATTTTCCCGACCGGTCTTTTTTATGCCTCAATCTGCATGACATATGGTGTGTCGCTATTCATACGCTCATCTATGTCCTGAAGCATGATATCTGCCAGCTCCTTCAATGCCTCAAACATGCTGTCGGTGATGAGTCTCTTATCGTGTTTTTCCTTCACTAATCCGATTATGTAGCCGGCTGTGAGTGCAGCTTCCTTTACATCTGCGCTCTCCTCAATCTTTCCGATCATGCCGATGCACTTCTTAAATTCCTTATACTGCTTCATTCCTGCTGTGTGCTTCTTAAATAATTTCATGTTTTTTCTCCTTATGATGCTGCTTTCTGTTCTTTTGCCACCTCTGATGTCATGATTCCGATATCAAGTGGCTTCTCTGTCTTGATTGCAGCGTTTAACTGTTCCACTGTTTCAATTCCGAGTTTTTTTAGCGCCTCTTTAAGTTTGTTTTCCATAAGTGACCTCCTAATATATCCAAATCCTCTCTTTCCATCTTTATTACCTTCCTTTCGCCGGAAATCTTCTTACTAAGTCTCTTGTTGCCATCTGAAATGCCTGCTCTCTCTCGTCTCCGGTGGCTCTGATAACCTCCCGGCCGTTCTGTAGTATCTTGATTGTGTGCTCATTATCTTTCTCTCTCAATGTCATTGAGAGGTGGTACCGCTTCTGTCTGGGATTGAATGTCTCGTAAAACAGATTTACCATCGTCTTCATACTCGTTTTTCCTTTCTGTTTCTCTCTCCGGGCTTACCAGAGCACCACACGAAATGGATTTATTATGGTTTACAAGAGGATTTGCTATATGTATGGGGAGTTTTGTGGTGCTCCGGTAAGCCCGGATGTATTCTTTATTGATTCAGCATGTTCTTGACTTCTGCCTTGAGCTCGACAAGGCTTGCAAGGTACGCTGCTTCTGTGAGGATTTTCTCTCTCTTGAGTTTCTGATACTGTTTCTCATTCCAGTCCTCTCTCGTGTTAGTACAGAAGCTGTTGTATTCTTCCTCTTTCTTGCAGTTCATCTCATCTGCTCTATCTATCTTGGTGAGGATCTTCTCAAGGCTGAGTGCTTCTTCCTTTGTCAT